GTTCCCTACGCGCAGGGTACTGAGTTGTATGCGGCGTCTGAACTTGGGTTGGTTAGAGTTGACAACTACCTTGGCATGGACCTGTCCGGCGAGGACGAGGAGGAAGACGAAGGTGGCGAAGACGAAGCTGATGACTCCTCTGACGTTCTTGACGTTCAACGGGAAAAGATCGTAGGGCTACGGTGTCATACTGAGTATGGTGACGGTGAGATCATTGGCGCAGCTGGCCGTAAGGCCAAGGGCACGCTAACCTGGGTTCGTGTAAGCATGGACGATGGCTCCACTGCCAGGGTTAGACTTACCACTGCCTTCATCGTTACCAGAAACGAGACCAACGGCATAGACATGCGGAACAAGTTGGCCAAGGCCGCGGGGCTTATGGTTACTGCCCCAATAACGGTGCCAGCAGTTAGTCGATTCGTGAAGCCTACTCGGGTTACTCAAAAACAGCTTAAGGAGCAGGAGCGTCAACGTCAGGCCGAGCTCCTTAAGAGGCAGGCGATACTGCGGAAGAAACAAACTCAGCACCCAATATCGGTCAGTTTACAGCTGAACCTGGTTAATGGATTTATGCAAGTTGGCTATCTCGTAGGTAAAGACAAGCGCGCTGTAAACGCACTTGAAGCCCTTGGATTCAAGTTGAATCAGCCCTACTACTACACCAGAGTACGTAGTTACAAACACTTAATAGCTCAGGCTAACAGGTGGGCTGAGTCTGGATTTGAGATTACCAATCAGGTGGACAACGACACGTTTCAAGCACTAACTGCTGAGCTGGCTGGAAATAGCCTGGCCAGTCACAGGCATTACGCCCGTCTGGTTAGTGGCGCCAACTTCCAGAACTACTTACGCCAGGCCTGGAAACCCAGCGCGAACAAAAAGCTGCTGAATTTGTTTGCACTTATTACTGATGGAGGTGAGCATGACCCACTGAACATTAAGCAGGCGGCAAAGACTGGGGCAAACCCGTCATACGGCATAGCCTACCTGTGTATGCCCGCTGGATCTGGGCACGCCGCATCAAAATTGGCCATCTCCAGCACGTATGCGTCTCCTGGTACCTCATGGAGAGTGTCGGCTCCGATGCTGGCCAAGTTTGTTGGGTCCATAGCAGGTGTGCACAAGGTTATCAACGAGATGCGTGAGGCGGGTGTGACCATAGAAAATGTGGATGAACTCAACATGTACGCTCGATCAGTTAAGAAAGTAGTACCGAAAACGGAAGGCGTTGATGTTCTTGGTCTTGACTACGAGGTGCCTGGCAAGAAGCCTAAGGTTGTTCCCGAACCCGCCCCGGCCCGAAAGACTAGGGTTGCGCCCGAACCAACCCGAACCAGAAAGTCTGAGCCAGAGCCTGCGCCCAAAAAGACGCGAACTGTGCCTGTCGCTCCTGTCAAGAAGACGCGAACAGTTCCCGTTGCACCGCCTGTCAAAACCCGTAAGGCGGTGCCAGAACCCGCGCCTAAACGACGTGGGGTTCAATACCGATAGTTAGACGCTAGGCTAGCTGAACTAAACCAGCTAGCCTCAACCAAAAGGAAATTTTATGTACTCAAAATTAAAGGCGGCCATGGCCGCAGCTGGTCACAAAATGTCTGATGGCCCTGCACTGTTGGCCAACGAACAAAAGTTGGCTACTGACTTTTTGTATTTCCGTGGGATGAATCTCGGGGGCGAGTTTCACCTGTTTGCTGATCAGGTCTCTCAGTCTGACTCAGCTACGGATGTGATCCCAGCCCAGGAGAGCGCACCTGAGACTGATCCAGCAGGTGCGGATGTTCCAGTTACCGAGCCAACAAGCGAAGAGGCTGCTCCAGAACCTTCTCCTACCGTTAACGATCCAGCAGGTGCTGATACCGCAGCGCAGGAGGCCTAGTCATGCCCACCACCCAAGGAAATACAACTGTCGGCCACCTGTCTGGATCAGGGCGGCTACGCGAAAGAACGCCATTCGGGTTACTGACTATCTCTGGGGCCACAGGCGAAGTTGTTCGAGTGTCTACGAATGACTTGTATCAGAAGGTCGACATTGGCCCACAGGGCATATACGTTCAGGCTCTTGGAGGTAACGTACAAATTGACGCCACTTTAGTTAGCCCAGACCTTGCCAAGAATCCTGCGCAAGACGTTGGTGGTCACTGGATCGCGGATACCACGTTAACTCCAGGCACGATAACTAAGCTTGTAAATGCCGCGACTGCGCTTCGGATCACGTTCACAACTGCGGCTACTCTACAGATTCTCGGGACCTAGCCATGGCACTACTAATACCTACGGCTTACACAAAAGCCCGTAAGCCTCAAACTGCTGTCGTGTCGCCCCAAGGTACAAGCGGCGCCCAGCTCGCGCAAATTGACACTTCCTGGCTGCCATTTGCGGCGAAAACCTACTGCATAAGTCCACGACTGGAGGACTACCTAATCGTGACCATTCCGCTTTGTCCGTCAGACATCCCGAACCGTAACGGTGTGGCGTTTCCACTGGCAGAGCTACTGAAGTATCAGCCTCCTCCTATGGCCCGGCAAGTCTACAAGGCCTGGGCAGGATGTCCTTGTCATGAGGAACACGACAACGAGGACTGTACCAAAGCCATAGGCGTGGTGTTCGACACCTCGTTGCGGCAGATAAAGGGTTATGGTAACGGCCAGCACTATGCAGTAATGGGTGTTATCGGCATTGACAAGCTAAAACGCCCAGACATGGCAGAAAAGTTTCGTACTGGGGCAATAAACACTGGCTCTATGGGCTGTATGGCTGACGACTTTACATGCTCGGTTTGTGGCGCTGCTGCTGGCGAAAGCCAGTTTACAAACTGTGCCCACATAGCGTCCACAAAACAGGTTAATTGGAAGGTGATTGACTATATGGGGGCTAAGCACGTTGCCTATCTGAACGCACATGGACTATCTCCGATTGAGTTTTCCGCCGTGGCTGATCCAGCCTGGGCAACGGCGCTGTCTGAGGTAATACTTCAAAGGTAAGCTACGCTGAGGTACACAATTTTATTGTGGGGGCGGAAACGCCTCAACAATAGGCGCCGAGAAGGTTAGGTTTTTGAGGCCGACCGGTAGTCTAAAAAATGTAACTTTCTCAAAACTTTAACTTAGGAGTATTGCTCATGGCTCAAAACCAGCGAGTTACTTCCGCTACGTCAACCCATATCCGAAATTCGGATCGGTTGCGTGTGGACGACTCGGAATTTGGCCTGGTAAACAACCAGAAAGCACAGATGCTTATTGACCCGGAAGAATACACTTCTGGCTTTACGCATTCGCGCAAGGATGTTTCCTGGCGCGGCCCCAAACGGGTGCCGACAACTGCGGCAGTGCACGATATGGAGCTTCCTGAAGGCTCTGATACTGTGCAGCTGGATAACGATGTTGATCCAGCTGCAGGTTATCTGCAAAAGGAGTCAGGCATGCCGGTTATCGATACTGCGGCAGCGGCGGAGTTTGACGATGACGACGATGAATTCGCAGACGTTGACGCAGCTGTCAACGAGGACGACTTTTCCGACATCCAGGCTCAAGCTGACGACGCCGAAGATGAATTCGATGATGTTCAGGCGGATGTACATGACGAATTCGACGATCTGCCCACTATTCAGGCGGACGCTGAGCTTGACATTCCCGAAGAAAACTCAGCTGAGCTTGTTGGCGAGGACTTTGAGGGTGACGGTGCTCAGCCAACTGAGTCCATTGCCCTCGTGGACGTTGACTCTGTTCCCGATGATGACGATACCGACCTACAGTTCGCTACGGTCGCGTCCTCTGTGCATGTGATCCGAGCCAATCGCATCATCGCTTCCATGGGTGCGATTTCGGCCAAGCGGGCCGGCATGTCTGACGTGTACCTGTCTGACCAGTTTCAGGACGTTGTGGCCCACGCGGTAGGCGTCAAGGGTCTGCGCAAAGGGCTGGTTCAGTCAGGCTTCGTGCTTGCCAAGGTAAAACTTGCAGCAAGTAAAACAGCCAGTGTCGTACAGGCCAAAGTTCAGGCTGCTGTTGACAAGAAGCTGAGCGCCATTGCCAAGTCCGAACAGGCTATGGACCAGTGTCTTGCGATAGCCTCAGTTGGCATCAATCGACGGTTCTTCAAGGATACAGCCAACGAGTTGAAAGCCGGCTTGGAAACTGAATTCAGTCGTGCAGGTGTTCGTGGTGCGTCAACAATCATTCGTGCCATGTTCGCCCAGCACGGAGTAAGTTACGCACGGTCGATACTCACATTGGCCTCGAAGCTGTCCACCATGCCGGAGCAAGTGCGCAATCAGTATGCTGAAGCCCTTGACCTGACTGACGAAGGTGACTTCGAGCCTGACGAACTCAGTCAAGAGCTTGCCGATGACGACACGAATGAAGGCGACTTTGACGACATTCCAACGTCAGTTACCGCAGCACTGAGTCACCCAGCTCGGCGTGATGCCGGAGTTCTTCTGAAGGCAGGTGTTCGTTCGCCCGCTGCAATGTCCATCCTTTCGGGTACCCAATCCCTTGTTTAAACGGAGATTTTCATGATCTATTTCCCACTTTCCAAACTGGTTGACACCTCTGAAGCTGTAGTAGCTGCGGCCGCGGTTATTACCGCAGAGGGTCAAGCCCTGGTGCGTGCTGTCGGTGCTCCCTCAACTGGCGTGCAGCAGTCTATGGCTGCTGACGGCAATGAGATTTTCGCTGGCTTCGCCATCGCAGGCGTGTCCGCTGCTCCTTTGCCTGCGCTGTACGGTACCAAAGTTGAGACCTTCACTGTTCCAAGCTCTGGCATTGTGGCCCTGGCTCAGACACCTGTGTCTGGTCAACTGGCTGTGTATGACATCACTGCTGGCGCTGCGGTTGCTCCGCCAACCGTTGTGGGTGCCACTGTTACCACACTGACCGCTGGTCACGTGGTTGTTGTTACCTACAAGTACGCGCTCACTGTTGTGCAGTCCCGTGCGCTTCAAGGCGACGTGCAACCTGGTGGTTACGCAGGCGCTACCGTAGGTCAGATTGGCCTGGCCAAACGTGGCCTGATCTACACTGACCAGTTTGACGCATCAATCAACTGGGCGGCGGTTACCGCTATCAAGCTGGCGGCCAACGGTCAAATCACCTCAGGCGGTGCCGGGGCCACTATCCCCGGTTACGTGGTGTCCACCCCAAGTCGTGAGGTTCCGTTCCTGGGCCTCGAATTCAGCGCGGCCTAACCCTAAGGAAATTACATGAAATCCAAAATCAATATTCGTGCATCGAAGTCACCAGTTCTTGCCACTGACCTCAAACTCGCTGGCAGCAACGAATTCGCAGTCGGTCAGTACACAGGTTCCGGTCGTGGCGAGCTGAATGCCTCGAACAAAAAGGATCTGTTTGCTCAGCAACAAAAGTTCCTGCAGGCCGCATCGTCGGGCCACATGCTGCACATCGATGCCTCAACTTCCCGTGAGCTTGTGCAAGCTGCGTTCAACGAAAAAGAAGCGCACCGTGTTTTGGGTGAGAAGATCAGTGATGCTCTGTACGTGACTGCCAATCGTCAGGGTTTCATGCGCAAGTATCTGACCAAGATCGACGTGCAGCAAGGCAGCATGCCTCGCTTCCCGCTGCGTAACAAGAACGTTACCGCAGTTTGGAGCACAAGCCCAACCAAGGTTGAGTCTCAGATCACCCGTGACAAATGGTTCACCCCTCCAGAGCTGGCGATTGTTGCCCGCCCGTTCATCCCACAAGTTGAGCTGAATCAGTCTTCTGGTGATGTGCTGCAAGAAAAATACATTGAGGCGGTCGAGGCCACAATGGTTGCTGAAGACCGTTTGTGGTACAACCAGGTTCAAAGTGTTGTGGGCGTTGACAACAACCTGAGCATCATCTCTGGCCAGTTGACACCATACTCACTGATGACGGTGTCCACACAAGTGACCCGCTGGGGCTTGAAGGGCGCTCACTTGTTGTTGGCTTCCGACATGTGGCAAGACATCGTGGGCAACAGCGATTTCTACTCCGCAATTGACCCAGTTGCCCGTCATGAGTTGCTGTTGACTGGTGAACTTGGCGTGATGTACGGTATGACAATCACGTCAGATGCCTACCGTCACCAAGAACACAAGGTGCTGGGGCAAGGCGAGTTCTACGTGATCTCTGACGCACTCAACCACGGTGCCTATTCGGATCGTGGCGGTTTGCAGTCTGTGCCGACAGACATCACCTCAGAACGCATCCCAGGTCGTGGCTTCGTGATTCACGAGTCCCTGGCGGCGTCCGTTGCCAATAGCCGCTCTGTGGCTAAAGGTATTCGTCTGTAAACCCCAAGGGTGGTCTAGCTAGACCACTCGATTCACAACACTTCAAGGAACTTGACATGCAAGAATATAACCGCGCCCTGGACTACACCGTTCTGGCCTTAAACGAACTCCGCACTGGCAGTCCCGCAGTGGCGGCCCGTTTGCTCGCAACCGCAGTTGAGCAGCCTGACATCAAGCGGGCTATCGCCACGCTTGAGGCTTCCAACCGATACGCGTTCAGCCTGACCGCCGGTCGTCGCCAGATTCGCTCCGCAGCTGAATTTCCGTTCAAGATGGAATCTGATTTTGAAGGTGATGACCCTGAGTTTGACGAACCTGTTGAAGCTGACCTGGATGAAGATGCCGATCCTTTGGACGAAGTCGGCGACGGCCTTGGCGACGACAGTGACGAAGCGCCTGCAGCGGCCATGGCCCGTGTTCTGTCCTCGATGAAACGCCGCTAATCCGACGTTGACGCAAAAAATGGGGAGCTAGCTCCCCATTTTTACTATGCAGACCCAACTTCAGCCAGTAGAGGCCTTTGTTCGTGAAGGATTTGCAAACAAGGTCAAGGAGCAGTTTCGTGCTCCCGCCATCTTTGTATCCTCGCCTGATAAGCTGAGGAATCTGCAAGTTCTCCTAGGCAATAGGCCTCCTGAGTATCCATATATATTTATGGTGCAGCAGTCCAAAGCAGCAAACCCTGACGGCTATGCCTCAAACCGGCTAGCTCGACAGGGAGTGCCGGTGCGACTAAGCACAGACGGACACCAGTACGATATGGTGCGAGTCATACCCACGAACTTTGACATCGAGCTAACGTTTATAACCAACAAATACGACGGTGGCTTGGACTCAGTCGATGGGTTTTCAACCCGATGGCTCTTTAACCGCCGAAACGGGGCCTCCCTGTTCACTGTGAACTACGGACTCGCCAACTTTCCGGTTAGCTACACGATTTCTGATTCCATAACCGTTCCCCAACGCGAGAGTCCCACAGATCAGGAGTCTGTATACCAAGTTGTGGGAAACATACTACTTCACGGGTGGGTGTCTGAGCCTGTGCTAGGAACACGAGGTAGAGTTAACCAGATCGTGCTGTCCGACACAGTGCCGACCTTAGGTCTGCCAAACGAACACTTTATTAGCTTTTGAAGGAGACGTTATGCACGTCGTAAATATGAATAGCCATCCAGTTCAGGTGAAGCTGCGCACCGACTTAGGCGCTGTGGACTTTATGCACGTCATGCCTAAGCGGCAGGTTCCCGTGCCTGACGGTTTCCAAGTTGACGCAAACTGGCTCGCTGGGAATACTTTCGTAAAGGTCCTTGACACCAGTCCTGTACCGAATCCTGTAACCGTAGGAGCTGCGTAATGGTTCAACTTGTCAAAAGAGCGTCAGACGTTCGCATCACGGAGATCAACCTGTCCCAGGTATTGGTAAGTAGCAGTACAACGGTAGCGTGTCTGCCAATTATCTCGGCTCAGGGTTCGACCAAGCCTCTGCTGTTTAACGACCCGAATGTTTACACTGCGGAGTACGGAAATCCGAATCCAGCAGTATCCATGTCAGTACAGTCTGGTCTGAACTATTTCACTGAGGGTCGCACCCTGTGGGGTCTTCGAGTTGTTGGGGCTGGCGCCAAGTACGCAACATTACTGATGTACAACGATTCTGACGGAGTAACTCAGTTTCAGGCACAGGCCTTGGATGATCCAACTACTGTGGATATGTCCACGCTGATTGGTGGCACCGCTAAAGCTATAGCGCTGTTTTACCCGAGCCGTGGCCCTGGTAGCTACGGCGATGACTATTCCTTGTCGGTGTCGACCACAGCCTTGCTGGTTCCAGCTCCAGCTGTGATAGCCTCGGCAAGCGTAGGGACTTTGGCTGATGGCACCTACAGCTACATTGTGTCTGCCTTGGCCCTGACCGGGGAAACGCTAGGGTCAACAGCGGCCACAATAACCCGAACGGGCCTGGGCAGTTCTAACGGCGCTAATTTAGTCAGCTGGGCGCTGGTACCAGGCGCTGTTGGCTACCGTGTGTACGGTCGTGCTGCGGGCACTGAGGCTCTGCTGGCTACTGTTGGCGCCACTGTGACATCACTGGACGACACTGGTGCCCTAACGCCAGACACGGCCATCACGCCTGTAACTGATCCGCTGCTTGCGTACTCTAGCAAAGTATTCACTGTGAACGTGTACGACAACACAACGCAGAATGTGGCTCTTGAGAGCTGGCAGTGTACCCTGACTCCAGCTAAAGACGCGGCTGGAAATCAGCTGGAGCTCACTCAGCGAATTAACACCTTCTCAAGCCAGATTCGAGCTGTTAGCAACGTGGCCATGCTGAGTTCTGTTCCAACAGTTAGTGCGGTCGCAAAAGAGGCAATGACAGGTGGCGCTAGTGGCACGCCGCCTACGTCAACCCAGGTGGTGCAGGCCTTGCAGGCCTTCCTCAACAGTCAGTTGTATCGTACAAATACCTTTATAAACGCTGGGATGTCGGATGTTGTTCTGCAGAAGGCCCTGGACACACTTGTGGCTACCCGAGGTGACGCAGTGTCACTGCTGGATATGCCTTCTGGAAGTCAAACTGTTCAGGCGTCAGCCGACTATCGCAACCTTGAGCTGAATCTTAACAGCAGCTATTCGGCGCTGTTTGGTCCTGACCTGCTGCAAGCTGATGAGGTTAACGGCCAGCAAGTGTACAACCCACCTTCAGGCTGGGTAGCTGCGCTATGTGCCAGAACTGATCGGGTCGCAGGTCCTGCCTTTTCTATCGCTGGCCTGAATCGTGGCCTTGTGCCAGTGCTTAAACAACGCTATTCGTATAACGATCCCGAGGCAACTGTGCTGTTCAACTCGCAGGTCAATTACTTCCGTACCTTTACAGGTCAGGGAATAGCTCTGTGGGAACAGCAAACGCTAAGCGCGGACTACACAGCCCTTAGCTGGCTTTCAGTGCGACGTAACGTCAACGTTATCAAGGTATCGGCTTATCAATTTCTGCTGTACGCCTTGCAAGAGATGCCTGTGGACTCTGTGCGCCGTCAGCTGGTTAACGGACTTGGGGCCTATCTGTTGTCGGTTAAGAACGCAGATGGTTTGTCTGATTACACCGTTGTGTGCGATACAAGCAACAACCCAACGTCCGCGGCCAACGCTGGCATACTCGTGGTTACTGTGATTCTGATCCCCACGATTCCGATTCATGAGATTCAGCTACAGATAGTGATCTCCAAACAGGGTGTTACCTTCTCGGAAACGCTCAGATCCATTACTGGTAACACTCAGTAACTACTCTGGGGCTTAGGACAGTCCTAAGCCCCAACATCTCTAGGAGCAACTAATGGCTAGAACTAGCTTTGCAAATGTACAGGCACTGCCTGACGCAGCCCAAGCCTGGAACTTTGATCTATTTTTCCCAACGATTCCTGGGTCCAGTCGGCCTGGTATCAACCTGACGTATCGGTGTAAGACCACTGAGCTGCCCTCATCTAGCATCGAGCCTGTGAGTATTGAGTTGCATGGGGTCAAGAAGCAGGAAGCAGGTCGCGCGATCTACACTCACTCATTTAACTCCACGTTTATGGAGGCCATTGACTACGCAACGTATCAGGACCTCCGTCGGTGGCGTGATTACATGCGTAGCTGGAAGCGCAACTCAGGTACCAACTCGCAGGCGTACAAAATCAACGGCGAGATGGACCTGTACGACAACGCGGGCAACCCAGCGCAGACCGTGATTATCGTTGGCCTATTCCCGACAGAGATTGGCCAGGTAAGTTTCAACGGTGCTGAGTCCACTGCCCTTGAGGTTCCCGTCACCTGGTCTTTTGACTACCTCGATGATGGAATAAGCTTCTAAGGGGCCCTATGAAACTAGCAGCCAAGAACCGTCTTGAGCTTAGCTCTACCCAGAACATTACCTACGAGGAATATGCTCGGGTTGTGGCCTCTATTAACCCAGCATATGTTGTTGCCTTCGACTTCAAGGTTCCCTCGGCTCTCAAAGGTCTTTGGAACGACCTTAAGGACATAGGTAACCTGCTCAAGGAAAGTGGCGAGGTTGGCTGGGAGCATATTGTGCAAGCCTTCAAGGAGAAGTCAGTGTTTACTCTGCTCAAGGGCGTAGGGTTTTCACTGGCCAAGCTTCTGAAAGCAGTAAAGGCCGCTGCTGGACTGCCAGGTAATGCGTTGTTTCGTGCCCTACAAGACCTAACGGAGCTCATCGGTAGTAGCAAAGCTTTTAAGGCCCTGAAAGTCAGCGAACGGCTGGAGCTTCTTGACAAAGTGCTCAAGAAGCACCCAGTTCTGACCAAGCTTACTGGGCTAGCGCTAGCGGGGTTGCTGATCTGGATGTGGCTACATGCCTCATTCACTGGACACGTTGACCGCGACCTTGACCTTGTAGACGCCGTTGTTGACTGCATACGCGGTAACTTTGATCTCAAGGAACTGTTTACCTCACCTGACGGGATCAACTCACTTGCATGTTTGCTATTCGGCATAGCTACAGGCGGTGCTGGACTAACATCCTATGGGTTTGGCAAGGTGGAATCCGCGCTGTCCTGGTTGGGTGACAACTCGGGTACAGTATTTAATCTCGCGTTAGCCCTGTTTTACGCAGGTGCCAAGAAAGCACGGTTACACTTTGAACTGAAGCAGCTGCCTAAGGAGCTGCACAGCGCACGAAGTCAGGACTGGTACAGCAGACTACACCCAAAGGATCGGGCCTCTTACCGTAAGAAGTATCCTGGAACACAATTTCATAATAGTGAAAGGCTCATACCGCCATGAGGCTAGAAGCAAAATTAAGGCTGACAGCCTCCGCGGACTTCCTGCCAAAACGGCTTATAATGCTTGATTGCGAAATGACAGGCTTAAATCCCAAGCAGGATGACGTTCTGCAAGTGGCGGCATTGAAGCTCGAACTTGTAGGAACTCAGTACGTCAGCACTGACGAATTTAACGTATTCGTGCATACTGACGCGCAGCCTAACTCGGAGTTTGCCCTACAGCATATGGCTGAGGTGTATCGCAAGTCTAACCGCTCGAACATCGGCTATGCAGAGCTTAAGGCCTTATTGACTCGTTGGCTGCAACTAGGTCAGTGGCTGGGTCAGGTAAGTCCTTGCGGCGACTGTGTTCCCACTGACGTGCTATTTCTGTGGGAAAAAGGTGTTATCGACCTATCTCGCTACGACGGTGATGTTCCAATCCCAGGCACATTTCACTTCGAGTATTTTGAGGCCCATCCACTAAAAATGGTAGCACGGCATCTCGTAGGCTATGCATTTGACAAGGAGTTGCCCCGGATACCAGGAGACCACAATGCTATGGTTGACTGTAGAAATCAGCTGACCGAACTGAACGCTATACTGAAGGCGTTACTGTCGTAGTTACTGCGCAATTTTATGGTGTATCTTGTTGATGAATTGGAAGTCATGATCCCGGCGTGCCGATACACGTCTAGTCAACAGGGTACGTCCCATAAACTTATCGGAGTATCAACACTATGGATCTTGACGATCTAAGAATTCCCCCAAATAGACAGGGTTACGTGTACCTTATAACCGTTACACGCCCCACGGACCAGCGCGAGTTCTACTACGTCGGCCAACACCTAGGCAAGAAGCTGTCCAGAAAATACTTAGGATCAGGCCTTCGCCTGAATAACTTCTATGCCAAGTACGGGAGGAAAGGTCACATAGAGATTCTCAACTGGTGTTACTCGCAGGAAGAGTTGAACTTCGTAGAAACCTTCAACATCTGTACGGCCAAGCTCGAATACGGTAGAGACTGTCTAAACCTAATGCACGGCGGAGCTAATGGGCGAGCGCACAAGTCGACTAGGATGAGGATGTCTTTGGCCGCGTTGAGTCGCCCGCCTAGGTCTCAGGAATCTAGGGACAAGCAGGGTGCCAGGATACGCGGAAGGCCTCAAACCAAGGAGCACGTAGCAAAACGGATGGCAGCCCATCTAGGGTCGGTACGCTCCGACGTGACCCGTGCTAGACTGTCGTATGCCCATCAGTTTAGGCAACCGGACTCCGAGGAAACTCGCCTTCTAAAGAGTAGCAGTCAGCTAGGTCGCAAGATGTCTCCCGAGTCAAGCGCAAAGAAGAGTGCCTCTCTTATGGGCAGGATTCACGAGGAAGTAACATGCCAACATTGTGGTAAGATCGGGGCTAAGCCGGGGCTTGTCCGATGGCACTTTGACAACTGTAGGCATAATCCACAAAGGACATGAACGCGCTGAAGCTTGTTGCCCGACACAAGGCAGGCTACAAATTTGACAAGGATCTGCAAGTTCTGCCTGGTGCTCACGACGCTTTAGTAGACTGCAAGAATCAGCTTGTGGAAATGAACGCCATTATCCAGGAGCTACTGCGCTAAACTTCGCCGAATCCCAGCGGATAGGCTTTTTTCTTCCACCTAGATGGTCACAATAGGAAATATCACATGAAAACTGTCAGCATTACTGACTTCCGCATCAAGTCAAACTTGTTAGCCAAGGTCATTGTCAGCTATACAGGACAAGTGGACGCTGAGTTCATTCACGAGTCCTTAACTCGCCAGCTTGGCTATGCAGCCACTCCGGTGCGTGCCTCATTCAAGCGAATCCGTGACGGGGTGGCCGTGGGCTTTGTGCGTGCCAACCGTGAGGTACGTGCTGCCTCCAAAGCTGAGGTGTCTGCCGGCTATCGTGTAATGAGTTCAAACATTCTCATGGACAACGAGGACAAGACTCTGTGGGAAGTCAAAGACGGTGTGGCGGGTAAGTATCTTGCACGTCACGGTCAAGAGGATCTTACTGCTTTGGTTACGGCAGCCGTGCAGCGCCGCTCAGACATTCCAGGCCTGCGGCATATCACTATCGCCAAAGCGGCCCAGTCCGAGATGGTGGCGTTTGTGGACGATGAAGGCGATATGGACTACGGGTTCGCCCTGGCAACTTCGGAAGATCAAGTAAAGGTGCTGTCATTCAACCGTCGAATTGCCATCAACGCGGGCTACGACCAAGTCGTGTCAATTTCGCCGGTATCAGTGCCGAAGAGTGTGTCGGCTCCTGTGTTGTCCTCGTTGACGGCGGAGGAAAAGAAGGTGAGCATCGACTACTATCGCCGTTTGTACGGTTACGCCCCTGACTATTTACGCGAGGTCATCGATCAGATCAATCAAGGCACCGAGGCGTAATCAGTAAATTTCGACAATTTTATTGAGTCATCTGTTGTAAATAGGGAGTTAGCTACCCTCGGTCACCCACATGACCTAGCAGCAGTTGACATCTTTAAACATTGTGGAGTTTACATGGCGAATAAGCAGCTGGACCATCGGGGCTACCTACAGTACCTGAAGGTCAAAAACGCTCGGGACGCAACCAGAATATCACTGTGCGGGGAGTACATAGGTCGTAACACTGACGCCAAGCATAGATGTGACGACTGCGGACATCTATGGCATACCAGACCAAGTAACATGATGAATGGTCGTAGGTCTTGCCCAGCCTGTTGGACCGGTCCTACGCACCAAGCCAAGATTAGTCGAGGTCTTGCGCAGCTGGCGAAGTACAGAGCGCAGGGAGCTAAGGCTAGGCCTGGTGTTACCCTGGTAGCCCTTGACCTTGAGGAAGTAACAAGTCCTCTGGATCGAGTTCGGTTAGGCGCATCGTTTACTTACGTGGTAAGGGCCTCGTGTGATGTCTGTGGGTTTCACTGGTCGCCTGGGCTACACAACTTTTTAAGAGGTGTGTCTGGATGTCCTAAGTGTGCTGGAGTATCGATGGGAGGTCTCAGACACAGCACTGAGTCCTTACGGCAGTCGATTATGGCGCATCAGGCTAATATTGACGTGTCTGCCGCAACCTACACTGGCGCTGACAGCTATGTGCGACTCAGCTGTCCTGATCATGGAGCTTTCCTAATCAAGGGTGCGGTGCTCAACGCCAAACTGGCCAGACCCAACTCCCTGGTATGCGGTCGGTGTGGCGATGCGGCAAGCCGAGCTAAGTATAACCAGTCATTTACCCAGGACTGGTTTATGTCCAGGCTAGCGCAGCGTCATGCGGATCTAACTGAGTGTGCGGCCACTGACTATCAGGGAATGCACAGTCCACTTGTACTACGCTGTGCCATTCATGGCGAGGTAGGGCGCAAGTGTGCTCAGACGTTCCTGTTCACAGGCTGCCCCAGGTGCTCGGCCAATGTTACCCGTCCGCATCGAAAGGTTCTGGAGCTGCTTGACCGTCTTGGTATTGACTACCTGGTAAACGACCGCACTGTGATACGTCCGCTGGAGCTGGACATCTTTGTACCCAGCCGGAACCTGGGCATTGAGATAAACGGCTTCTTTTGGCACAGTGACAAGCCTACTGCACACAAGGATAAACTGCTGAGGTGCCGGGCACAAGGTGTTAGGTTGATTCAGCTATGGGACACTGAGATATACGAGTCTTGGCCAAAAGTCGAGTCCTTGCTAGTCCAGATTCTCGGCAAGTCGGTACGGTTAGGTGCTCGCAAACTTGAAATTCGGCAAGTCAGTAACGAGGTTGCCTACCGATTCTTTGATCTGCACCACATGCAGGGTCATAGGCGACAAACTCGGCAGGCTACTAACCTTGCACTTGTTCAGGATCGAAAGATATATCAAGTTCTGTCCTTGGATCGACCCCTGTTCAGCAAGACGCACGATCTGGAGATTACCAGGTTAGCGACCCGTGCAGGGTACAGCATAAGTGGAGGTGCTCAACGACTATTCGCTCATTTCCGACGACAGTTCGGTCCTAAGTACGTGGTATCGTACTGTGACCAGCGCCTGTTCACAGGCCATGTGTATGAAACCTTGGGGTTTACTCGAGTGCGCTGGTCCAAGCCCAACTATTGGTATGTAAACGCCTACGAGGTTCTAAGTCGCTATCAGTGTCAAAAGCACAAATTGGAGGACTTCCTCGAAGACTTCGATCCGAATCTGTCTGAGTATGCCAACATGCAGGCCAACCGATACCTCAGGGTTTACGACTGTGGCAGTGTTACCTATGAAATTTCAACCTAAAGGAACCCTATGAAACTAGCAGCCGCAACCAGACTAAAGTCCACTGCGCCTAAGCCTCTTACCAAAAAACAGCGTCAGTTGGACGTTAATGGCGATGGTCGAATCGACGCTGACGACCTGAAGCGTCTTCGCAAGGGTGAGAAACCTGTTGTGGCTGCAAACCAGCATGAGTTTAGCGGAACCGAGCTGGTAGCCTTTGCAGAAACCTTAGGTATTTCTGGCAAGATACGTCGAGGTGTGTCCAGTAACTGGTGCTTGATGATAAGTCGTCCGGACTTTAACCGGGCACTTAGCCGACTGCGCCGCTATGGATGCGAGGTAGATGATCAGCAGGCAGATGACGGCTGGGTAAGTTTTACGGGCACTGTCAAGGGTCAGCCTGTGCAAGGTCAGTTCAGCCTTGATCTGTTTACTGATGGTGACTGTGCACTTACCGTTAGCGAGGTGTAACTGCAAGCGACAATTTCATTAGTGAGCACTCCCTAACGAAAACGGTGTGGTTTGGCAGGGAGCTCACCGACCCTGCTCTTTTTCATTATTCATCCATTTTCTACTTTTCAAGGAAATTTCATGACAACTCTTAACGCAAAATCTCGTTTGATCTCCCTGACCGCCGCCGTGATGGTCACCGCAGCCCAACATGCACAGGTGCAATTCAAAGATGGCTCTGAGCACAAGGTGTCCTTCTACGGGGACCCTGGCAAACGCAAGGGCAACTTCAGCTTGAAGTCCCCAGGTCTCCCGAATCTGCGGTTCAACAAGGATTCGGGCAAATACCGCGTGTACACCTTCGACAGTCGTGCAAACCGCGAAATGGTGAATACCGACTCCATGTTCGACACCAAGACCGACGATCCGGCTGAAGCGTATCAACGTGGCATCAAGAAATTCTGGAAGGCGATCTAATCGTTTAGCCAAATAAAAAGGGGCGTACTCAATTGCTGAGTACGCCCTTTTTTCGTTTCTACACCCTGGGTAATGTCACACCTGTCTGGCCCTGATACTTGCCTTCTCGATCTCGGTAGCTGGTTTCACATATGTCATTAGGATCACACTGCAGGAACACAAGCTGCGCACAGCCCTCGTTGGCGTAGATTTTTGCAGGCAGTGGCGTTGTGTTGGAGAACTCCAGGGTAATGTGCCCCTCCCACTCGGGCTCCAGTGGGGTCACGTTAACTATTACTCCGCACCGAGCATAGGTACTCTTACCCAAGCACACCACGAGAATGTCTCTGGGTACTCGAATGTACTCTACCGACCGTGCTAAGGCAAACGAGTTAGGTGGGATAATGCAACAGTCACCCGTCATGTTTACAAAAGCATTTTCGTTGAAATTTTTAGGGTCAACTACCGTGCTGTGCACGTTGGTAAATACCTTAAAGTCTGACGCACAGCGAATATCGTAGCCGTAGCTGCTGGTGCCGTAGCTAATGACCTTTTGTGGGCGGGACTCACTGCCAACGCCATCTGCATTCTTCGGTACGCGCCAACGAACCTGCTCAGGATCAAAAGGCTCAATCATTCGGTTATGTCCTGAACTCTGGGCGCGAATCCAGGAATCGCTTTTAACTCCGCTCATGTAAAACTCCTTGGTTATGGGTGAAAAATGTGATAAAAGCACAGGAGTGCATGATTACTCACTCTAGTGCTTTTTAGCCCGATTCCGTACCGTCTACGGGGCTCTACGGGTGGTGGAATACAGCTGTTTTGCTAGATTCTGCGTCATAGCAGCCATGATCATTTCCACTAGACTTTCTCTAGGCGTATCGCGCAGTGCCTCTTCGGATATTGCATACGCTGACTTTGGCATACCGTCAACGTTGAGCATACAGTGTATGTGCCGGCTATGCGCGTCTACCTGTATTGAGGCGGTCAACTGTACAAGACTCACGAGCTTATCTGTGCAGTCCCGGGTCTCATTCTCCCAGGGTGGAGTCAGGCCCGCAGCACTTTGAGGTAACCTTAGCTTTGTGGTGGGGTTCAGCACGTTAAGGGTGCGCGTCGCAGGAAACATCACTGACATAGGGCCAGCTATCGCCTTGGCTTGTGCAATTTCGTCCTCGAGCCGTGCGACCTTCTTCTGGTACTGCCTAACCTGAACACCGAGCTGCGTTACTCGGTCCTCCAGTCGAGTTCTAATCACGGTATTTTTGCTAAAGCGTTTTGGCATTACAGCCTCCTAAAAACGAGATTTACGAAATTTGCTGTACCATGGCCGATTTCGTGCAGTCGGTATGCGCGTGATTCTTGTAACGGTAATGTCATTAAGGACCCCGCAGGTTAGAGCCACGCCCTGATAATACCCTAACTCACCCAGAGCTAGTTCGGTACTGTTATTGCGGGGCGCACCTGTAAATTCTTCAACCCATAGCTCAGCCGTAGCTGAAGGCATTATTACCGTTGTCATCAGCAGTCTGCCAAGTTCTTCATGGGTTCCGCCACGTCGCCTACGTCAGCAGTTACTGACTCGACTGGCACAACGCGCATGTTGGCCCAACTGAAGCCAACTTCAAATGGGAACGATCGGCTGTTCCGAGACTTCGGCTGCTCGACTCGGATACGACCAACAGCTTTTTCCCTTTCCTCTTTAGGAGCTTGCCAGATCCACGAGTTTGTGCTGTGTTCGGATATGGCCCGCGCATATCGAATCTTGCCCTCGTCCGATACTTGACACAGCAGCATGTTAGCTCGATTTGTGTTCTCGGCGTTCACCTTTGCCAATCGGGCTATCGCGCCTAGCTTTTGCCAGCTATCATCCCCGTCTGCCCCTGACAGTAGTGATATGTAGTCGATGATAAGTAGGTCACAGTCAAACGTGCTAACCGCTGCGAAGATGTCCTCTATAGACACGTCCCCTGGTGGCTTGTAAATTGTAAGCCGACCTCCGCGGGTTTTAGCCCTGCGCACCCAGCGTTCATACTTTTTATAAGCAAGCTCCTTTTCGCCTTCAGACAACTTACGCTGCAAAACCTTTGTAACATCCAGTCCTGACAATCGGGAAACTATTCGACTCGTCTGCTCGATCTTGCTCATCTCCAGTGGTACTATGACCACTTTGTACCCACGGTCTGCAACGTTCATGCCAATGTCATTGGCCATAAGTGAGTTGTGGCTAACTACACCGTTTTCCAGCAGATAATTGTGCGGTCCAGGAACGCAAATGTCAGCAACAGCCTCGGTGGCTAGCTGCACTTTTGATGTCACCACTGCGTAAGACCCTAATCTGGCTACTCTCTGGCCCACCTCAAGGTCGCCCATGGTCACCCATGCATCGTTTGCTATGTCTGTGCACAGCTTATGTGTTGACGTGCCTCCGAAGTAGGTGTCATCATCAAACGTCACCTGTATGATTGGCGCTCTTGATAGGAATAGGTAATCACTTGTGTGTATACCAGCGCTTGTACGTACCCGTATGCGACATGGCACTATGATGCCTTTTAGCTCACCAGACCCAATGTCACAGTCTAAGTGCGGTATCACATCTGCACTTACGGATGCCCTAAGCTCACGAAAGGACACTGTCTTGATGCGTATAGACTTTATTATAGCCACATGTACCTCCTATAGTCACGAGACAATTTTATGTTGTACATATTTATAGTATTAAAAAATGAAATTCACAAAACACCAAATTGAAGTTGCCTCAGCTATGCTGGCATACGTTATGAGGATTAACAAGAACGGGCATCTTACTCCGAGGACTCGCGCGGAGCTAGCCTCATTGCATGGGAATCGGATGCTAGCCCTATTTGAGGCTGCTACCTGCACAGGTGTCGTAAAGACACGAACCTTGCGAGCCATTGTCAGAGGACACATATGCATGAAGTGTCAGTCAAAGGTGTGCGATCACTCAGGGCACACCAACAGCGTATGTCTTACATGTGTGAACGCAGGTGTAAATCCTCGAGACTACAAGACCGCATCCTATACGAGAACCTGTCAGGCCATGTATGGAGTTGACAACGCCTTTCAGGCAGCCTCCGTGAAAGCTACTATGGCCGCAACAAACCTTGAGCGCTACGGTGACGTAAATCCGTCGGGCAAGAACTCTAGTCTACTACCAATCCTTAGAGAACGAATGAAAGCCACTGGCCCGGCTAGGGCCGCCATAGCTCGCCGTAACAACCTTGAAAGGTACGGTGAAACGCACCCACTGAAAACCGCTGAGGGCCGTGCCCAGTATAAACAGACGATGCTAGCCAAACATGGAGTTAGTAACTCTATGCTTATACCCTGGGTGAAGAGTCATCATGCAGAGGTCATGCGCGACCTAACGGATCGAGGTGTGTTCAAACTAGCTTATAAGAAGGTTCAACAGACTTGCCTAGATCGATTCGGCGTTGACAACATACGCAAAGACATATCCTTCATGAAAGCCGCACGACTTAAAGCTACTGGGTATGAATACCCGCTTCAAAGTCCTAAGGCTATCGAGAAGTTTGAGGCTACCTGTATAACTAGGTACGGTCAGCGGCACCACATGCAGAACGCCGAAATTTTCGCAAAGACTATGGCCAAGGCGCACAAGCTCAAATTCTACGAGTTCACCTTTAGAGGTTACACGTTCGGACTTATAGGAACCTACGAAATCTTCACACTTAGGTACCTATTGACTAAGTACAAACCGTCAGATGTCACCTCAGGAACTAAGTTAGCCCCGATAAAGCTCTCTTACCGGGATGGTGTGTATTTCCCAGACTTCTATGTTAAGTCGGCAGGAGTTTACGCAGAGGTAAAGAGCCTATACACGCTTATTGGCTGCAAGAAGCATGGGTACTCTCTATTTAAGGCAAATCGCAATAAGGCTCAGGACCTGCACACTCAAGGAATTCCCATGGTGTGGATAGTACCTGATCCCACAGCCACAACCGTGTGCCAGTTGCCATCTAATTGGTTTGAGTGGAGCCGTACTGAGTTAACTAAGTACATAGCTGCTCACAGGCAAGCTGTAACCTTACTCGCTCCGGACAAGTTTCAATGTCGTCTCCTTCATGAAGATCACCAGCCAGCTTGAGCCCTCCGTCGGTTAGTACCACAAGGTCCTCGGGTTCGCACTCTAGGGAGAACTCGTCGGTTTCTAGTATGATTGTGGCCAGCTGTATCCTGGTGTCGATCAAACCACATTTACCGCCGCCGCTAGAACCTCCTAGGGTGACCAAACTGCCTCGCATAACCCCGCCACTTTGTTCATCGAACGGGGCGATACCCGTGGGTATCGTTGACTCGTTATCGGGGTTAAACAGCAGGTCTTTAACCAACGCCGTACTTGAGTTGTTTTTGCCGAAGTGCAGAAACGAATCCTTAGCCTGCTTAGATGATCTTATGCATGACACCTGTATAGACACGTCGTCCAGCACTTCGTCCATGTCAATCTGCGTTTTGCCTTGCAGCATCGTATCGATTGACATTCGGAGTTCGTAAAGGCCTCGAAGCTGTCGGTACCGATTAAGGATCCTAACTGCTTTTAGGGCCGAATCGATACTTGTGATAGTGGCCTGACTGTCACGAAAATACTCGCGTGCGTGTGCTCCAAGTTCTGGGTCCTCAATCATAAGCCTGAAGGTTGGACTTTCTCCAGTCTTGGACATATGACTTTTAAGAGCTTCATACAGCTCTCGGCTTTCTTGTGCATCAAAGTATGACGCATCTACTGAGGACAGTAGCAGTCCTGCTATGCGCTTGTCCTTATGCGTCATGCCTCGAAGTACGGCCAGCTCGGCTTTTGGTGAAACGATCTTAACGCCCATGGTTCATATAACCTCGTTAACCATTTTTGAAATTTGGTTGCCAAAATACGCCAATCCGTGGATGGCAACGTGTAATCGGTAAGCTGCAAAGCTTATAGGGTCCTCACCGGCGGCGACAATGACCTTGGGTATTCTTGGGAATCGCTCAAGTAAGTCACGGGTCTTTTCAAATTTTAAGTTTGACGACCTAACGGTTAGATTCGATATAACCAGCATTGTCGGCGATGCTTCCCGATCAGTAACGAGCTGATTCTCAAAGTTGCCCATTACTGACTCAAACCTAACGCTTGATTTTAGGCCCAACGCTTTGGCGTGAATTTCCGCCAGGTAGAAAGCGAAGTATCGTGCCTTCCTATCGTCAGGGTTTCCGGAAACTAGGTAGGTCATTGCCTTTGTGGGTGTGCTACGAAAGGCCTCAAGACTCTTCTGCTGCACCTCTGAGTCAATAATACGCTGTTCCAGTCTTGGGGATTCAACTACGAAACTTATTGGGTCAAATGCTAAGCCAGGCATATCGTACACACCGAGCCTAGCCCTTAGGCCAAGGTCAGTAACTCGAAGTTTAGAAATCGATCGGCGCATCTTGTCGGCCTCCACTATTAAAGTAGGCCTTCAGCAACGAGGCATCTCGATCCGAAATTATTGGGTTGAAAACAGGTTTCATGCAATTGAAATACTCGTTTCTCATACAGTTGCGCCTAACGTTTAGGTCGTCTAGGAAGTACCTGATTATCGGGTTAGGCTTGTCTGGCACTAGAGTTAACACCCGGGCCATTCGCTGTTTTGCGTTAGGCAAGTTGCTTGACAGTACAGTTTCGTACAGGCACGATGCTCTGGGTATATTTATTCCTACTGACAGTATTTTCTGAGTGCCGACAAGTACCTTGATTTTATACTGTCGCGCCTTTTCTATATAAAGATCACGTTTAGCTTTTGGCAGCGATCCTGTAAACTCATACGCTATTGTCTTGCCCGCCAGATCGTTTATCAGCTTTACTAGGGTGCGAATGGGCTTCACGCGGGCACAGGGAATCAGCAGCATGTGTCCAGAGGCAACGTCCTTTATAGCTTGTTGGGCAATGACCTTGAGTCGACCCTTGTCGGTCTCCAGCGAGGTAACGATACGGTCCCAAGGAACAGAGCCCTTGTAGGACTTGGTGTAGCCAGTTCGTGTGAGCCTAATCGTAGGCCTTAACTTTTTCGTTTTCAGCTCGTGTAGGACAGGCCCAAGAATATGCTGAATGAGAATATACTTGCCATCTTTACGGTCGTGAGTACCCGAGAGCCCTATAAACCATTTGGCATTGAGCCTACTCAGTATGTGAGCATATTTTGGTGCAGCTCCGGTGTGCACCTCGTCGGAAATAACAATTGGGAACATGTCCCTTATTCTTCGCAGTAACCTTTGACCGTCTTCAGAGTAGAATGACTGAATTGTGGCCAGGCATATGTCGGTATTGACAAAATCCTCGAAGGTTTTACACAGCTTGATTCTCGACTTATCGAGGTCAGTCATACGCTCCTGTGTTTTTGATCCGACAAAGGTTTCTCTGAACCCCATAAGCCAATCGCGCTGGGATGCCAAGATCAAAGTCTTTTCACCGACTTTGCACGCAAGCGCAGTTCCAATAACAGTTTTACCTGATCTAGGTGGGGCTTCAAGTCCACCACGCCTCATCTTGAACAGAACCTCGACTGCCCCAATCTGCTCAGGTCTGAGCGTGCCCGTGAACGTTATGGGCTTGATCTTATGAACAGGGCTTTTGTCAACGTACACGACATCCTTAAATCTACGCAGCGTGGCCTCACTCGAACCCACTGGTATCTTTAAGTAGCGACCCTTGCCAACCACAACTTTTGAGGCAAGCACCGTGGTGCCATTGAAGTTGGCACAGTTAGCACACACGTCATTAGGTCTTTCGCTTAGCCACTCGCAGGCCTCACATACTTTTTCTTCGGCGTAAAAGTGAAAGGTCAGGTCATTCTGAATGCGGTCCACTTGAGGACGCGTCAGGTCTTTTAACGGTATGAACACCGCTTCACGTTTTACGATTTTCAAATTACTCTACCTCCCTTTGATCCTTCAAGCAGTTGAAGACAAGATACCACGGCTTTAATGTTGTAACCAGCCTTGTCAATGTCGGTGACAAGCTGGTCTATGGTACTCAACAGAGCCTCGCCCTCAGAGACAAGCTGATTAGCAGATTTCATAATCCGATCAACGAAAGACCGTCGTTGGTCAACGGTTGAGAACTCCTTAAGGTCATCTGCGTATTCGGTGGATATATACCTGCGCAGGGCCTTTATGGCTTCTCGTAGATGCGATAACGCCATATCGTTACGCACTCTAATTTCTACCATGCGTGACCTGTTACTTAGGTCTTTTAGGCTGGCGTCAATCAGTCTTTTTGGCGAGTACCGATCTGCCCCAAGAAGGTTTCTTGACGTTCGGCTCAAGTGCAGTGACATAACTTCTCGCATAGACTTGTCTAGGTCTATACTTGTACGGGTGACCTCTAGAATACCGCAAAACTTTTTGTAGTTTGCGTCTCCACGAATCTCCTGAATTAGTGACATGCTATTGCTCCGCCAAAATTGACTGAACGTGTGGGTTCACCTTTGTGGCTATAGCCATTGAGCCACAGCCCCTAACGTCATACACAACTACTGCAGGATGACGGAGTACCACACGAGTATTGGTAGCCTTGCCCTTCTTTGACTCCATAAAGGTTATCAGTACCCCACCTCGGTTCACTACCTTAAAGGCGGAATAAAAGAAAAAACCTACGTGCACGTCACCACGCACCAGGGTGTGCATCCTGAACATCGTGTTTAGATCAAACTCTTGACCCAGTTCTAGCGTACCTGCAGGCAATGGGTCAAAAGTCAGAACGTGACCGTTGTCAACTGCATAGAAAATGCCGGCCTCCAGATTTATTAGAGACTTCATGACTGCTGGTTGAGCGCCACAATTAGCGAGCTGCTTTTGAGTTTCGATGATAGGAACGCGTCACCCACTACCTTTAGGGTTACCTGATCCTCAGCCTTTGTCACCAACTCTAGTAGGTATTCAAAGTCAATGGCAAAATGCCCCTGTCCTGACCCCTTGACCTTGTTCTTGACCTGACCTTGACCGGTTTTGATAAGCAGTTCTACTCCGTTGGTATATGACACAAGTACCTCAGCACGTTCCTTGCCCAGCACTGCCCGCGCGTTATCGAAAAAGGTCAGACAATCCGACTTAGCCATAGTAAACGTCAGTCCGTCTTCAGCACCCGCCTCCTTGATCTTGGCCTGAACCTCAGAGATGCTCGGTAGTTCATCCGCAGTTGGCAGAGACATCTGGACTACTGCCAGGCCGTTGCGAATGGTGATCTGAGACTTACCTTGTTGAATAACAAAATTCGACTTGTAAAACACGTCCACAATGCCCAGCATGGTATCTATTGGGAGAACACACTCAAATTCACCAGTGACTGTTTTGCTTGTGGCCCAACTCATATGCTGCGTGTCGTAACAGGACACGAACGCGCCTTTTGGGGTCAGCTTTATACCAGCGGGCATCCAACTTGACAGTATGCTTGTGGGCTTGAGCTGAACGTCACGCAGAGACTTACGCAACCAAGCACCTTGTTCTGCCGTAAGCTTCCAGTTTTTGGTTTCTTCCGTCTCCTGATCATCTAACGGAATAACGTCAACAGTGGCCAACTCAGCCTTATAAGCTTTGGCCTGAACTACGAGAGTGGAGTTCACGTAGCTTAGCTCAATAGCGGCTCGACCCTTGACTGCGTCCTTGAGCGCTTGAAGTGGTACTGCGATTTCTGCATCACCCTGCACCTCAGCTGGTACCACCAGAGTACAACGGCTTATCTCCCCGGCGGACTGTATGGTTAACCTGGGACCCTTTGTGATAATTGTGATATTCCCAGACGCTGGAGGCGCAACCTTGGCTACAGTGTCCAGAGCCTCTTGCAACGAGGTTAGTTCAACTTTGATTTTCATAGTGTGGCTTATGTTGAAACTTGTTATTTAAAGTTTTACACCCGTTTTTGGACTGACTAGGTGTCTGACAATCAGACAAAACGAGATTTTTGAAGGCACTGTGCCCTATTCCGGATAGCTCGATAGCCGCAGCCATAATCTCTGGGCTGTCTAGCGCGTAAGTTTCTCGCAGCACCTGACCCGCCATAGTGGACAGGTCCCTAGATGTTAGGGACCAGAGCGTCATCAGGCTATAGTCAGGTTCAGCGTAACTGTAGAACTCAGTCCACTCAGGTTGGTGATAGAGGAGGTGAATACATACACCCCCGGGGTAATAGCTGGGTTCAGCCGCAGAATACGAATCGAGTCGTACATAACCCCATTGGCTGTTGCTGTAGGCACACCGATTACCTTTGCCAGCAGACCTGCAGGACTTGTAACTGGCGTAATGCGCAAGGGCACCTGATCTTGGGTTTGAGTGAATGCCAAAACCCAATTGAAATCGAAGAATGCACAGTCGCCAGTGATAGCCGCGTAGCTGATACTTCCGTTGTAGACGTAGGCCACTGGTGTTGTTACGGTAGGTGCAGACGGTGCTGCTGGCGACGTGACAACCTGACTCATGCCTATAGTAAGGGCGGTGGCCAGCGTACCAAGTCCAAAGTGTAGAAACCAGGATTCAGTTGGCATAGAGAACCAACGATAGGCTCCGTCACCCGGAGCCACTAGGCTTGAGGAGGCCCATGGGGCGTAGCCGTTGGCAATTCCTAAAGGCCACACGGCAGCCATGTACTGCTTGACCGCTGCGCCTGAGTCAACGGTGACAGTGGTAAGTGGCACAGTACAGTCGGGCAGAGTCAAGGATGACTCAGTACCGTCAAATACTGTGCTAGCTATTGGATAAAATCCGTACATCAAACCCGAAGCGTTCATAGCTGGTATCAGGGTTTGAGTTGAGGGGGCTGCTAATGCCAGTCCATATTTGTTCATGAGAATTTCCTTTAGGGTTGAGGTTGCTGGGTTGGGTGATCGGGACAGTTAGTTTCAGGCGGACACTCGTTGAGGCGTTTGCGTGCGTGCAGCACACATGCATCACAGATAAAAACGCCGTGACCATTGCTGAATAGTTTGGCGACGCTAGGCTCGGGTTGTCCGCAGAAAGTGCACCTAGCATGGATAACGGGATTACCGTTCGGGTTAAAGGCGATTATGCTCACGGCGCAGCCTCGATGGTGATAGGACGAAGTTCCGTTTGGAAGCAGCTGGGGTCGCTGGTAATACCACACAAGCACTGACCGCCTAGCACATCCACGGCGTTTACAACCGTGGCCAGCGTATCGCCTGATGGAACAGCGCTAATCACGTTGCAGACTATCTGCACACAGATATTGAATATGGACAGTGCGTTGGTATTCTGTATCGGGTAAAGCTCAGGATTTACTGCTACCACAGGCTGCGTCAGCAGTATGACCTGTTTGGCAAATTCGGGTTTAACGAAGTTGGAGCCGTCGTAAACAAGGTGTCCATCGGGTACAACAAGCTGAACGTGTGTGCCCTGATACCAGGCAGTGATTAACATTTAGTTTCCTTCTTTCGTATTGACGCAAGATAGCAAAGATCAAAACTTTGGAGACCCGTGGACTCTACCACAGCAGCCACTGTCTCTGTGGATAGGCGAGCCACCGCATCCCTAAGTGGCACAGCCTCTATAAGTAAAGGAACAAGTCGGTCATGCTTCAGATTGTCTTGAAGACGTGCTATGGTCTTTGCTAACGTGATTCTTGAGTTAAAAAAGTCCAGAACCAACTCCTGAGTACGTTTACGCAGTGAGTACGGATTTATTTTGTATATCTCGGTCTGGATTAGATTCAGTGCTGAGGGCTTCGCGATCCAGTTCACGTAATCGGCCATTGTCATTGGACTAATCGCCGTTTCCATAACCGTAGAACTGCTTAGAGCCTCCCGCAAATCCTCAAGCAGACCTAGTCCTGAAAACTGGGTAAAGTTGGTCAGACTGAGTTCAGACACTGACGCAGATATAAAATTAGTAAATTTCACGTCCAGTAGTTCAGGCTCAGCGCTAACAGATGCGGTAACGCGCCCCGATCCTACCTTTCGGCGCCTTCGGTTGCTGATGATCTGGTGAGTGACTCCAATCTGACTCAGCCCGTGGCTGAGTTCCCACACAGAGTATCTGGCTGTTCCGTAAACACTACAGCGCATCTGGATGACCTTCCTTTATATAGGCTCCCGAGTTATCTCTAACAACTGTGACCTCTCGGGCGCCCTCAAAACGTATTTGAGTTTTTGGGGTTACTATCAAGACTGAGGGAATCACCTGAGTGATGTGAGGCAGAAGCTTTTCAAACAGGGCTATCGTGCCCTCAGAAAAAGATGCGGTAGGCTCGTCAAGTACCAGCAGGGACAGCCGCTTTCTTTTTGGCACGAACATCAACAGTGACAGCACGACAAATATCAGCGTGAACAGGATTGACTCAGCACCTGATAGCTTACGAACGTCTGTTGGGGGTTCCTTACCTCGGTGTACAAGGATTTGAATTTGCGAGCCCCAAACAAATTCAAAATGGTAGTCGTCGAATACCAATGCAGAATATTTGTTTACGGTGGCCATGATCTGGGTGGCTATGGCCTCTATAGCAAGTCGTTTCATAGCCTTGTCGTTGTAGGCCTCTATTATCAACGCTAGACTTGCTTCATTTTCAACCGAAGCAGCGAGTTCCGCCAATCGTGCCCTAATTTGACTGGCGCGACCCTTAACCGTATTGTGCAACTCAAGGCGCGTTTTTAATTCGTATACCTGAGTCTGAATGGCGGATAGGTCCACCGCGCACTTGGCCTCACGCTGTTGCCTAGTAAGTCCTCTGGAGGCCTCTATATTTTCCTTGTGAGTCTGAGCAAAAGTTAGTAGCCGCACGCGCTCCTTGCACATGTCAACATCAAGAGTCTCTTTGGGCGGTAGCACACGTTGGGGTTTCGTCAGCTTGGACCTTATCCGATACAGGCGCGATCTCGCCGCGATTGTGGGCAGTCGTTTTTTAATGTCGACCAGTTCTGTCTGCGCCCCAACATACTCAGACTTGGCATGATCAAACTCAGCTAGTTGACGCTGATAGTCCTCGTACAGTCGCCACTGATTCAAGACTTTTTTTGCCTCCCGTTGTTGTGTTTTAAGCTTGTCTGTGTCAACTTTCTCCACCTCTTGACCACATTCTCCGCAGATTCCTGACTCGAACTTTTGGGCATGTTCGAGTCCGTGAATTGCCTTATAAAGGTCGGACTCAGCTCGATCCCTGGCAATCTTGGGCTTGGCTATAGGCTCTGGTCGCGTCGGCTTACGCACATGTTCAAGCAGCTCCTGTCTGGCCTCAAGCTTGGCCAGCTGCCTGTCGGCAGCTTCCAGCTTCTCAATAGGCGTGGTCAGATCAACGCCAGCACACTTCTTGGTGAACTCCTCCATATCACGCTGGTAGACCTGATACTGATGAGCTTGCTCCTGTAAACTCTCAGCCAGATCGAGCTGACGCTGCGCCCGGGTCAGTAGCTCGTTCACAAGGTCAAGGTCGACGCCAGCAACTTTCTTTAGGTCAGCTCCGGCGAATGCCTCGAAGGCCTTTACACGGTCAATCTCCTGCGCTTTTTCCTGACGCCTTAGGCCTGTGGCGAGCTTAGCCTCCAAGACTTCAAGCTCTGCCTCAATTCGCACTCGGTCGGTCTTGCTGAGCATGTCAGACTTTATCTCGGCGAATAGTCTGCTGAGTTCTGCGTAGGTGCTTTTCACCTTCTTGACCTCAAGCATCTCCTTGAGGAAAACTCGCTTCTCTGCGTCCATCTGGTCGAGCTTAAAAAACGAGGTAAAAAATGATTTTCGATCTACGCTGGTTCCTCGAACAAGAGGGTGAGGTACAGACGCGTCCATATAGCCGTAGGTAGCGTACTCCTCTCGGCTTACAGGCCAGTATTCAGGTAACAGCTCTTTTGTGAGTCGATTTGTGCGCCCGCTTCGGTCCTCACCATCTGACATAACTTGCAGCTGTTCTTTTGGCGCAAAGGCTGACGTTATTTTTACGGTTTCTTTACCACTGGAAAACACGACAAATCTTCGGCCAACACGAGGTCGATCATTGCGAGTTCCTATAATAGGTTCGTCATAAAAAATATCAGACAAAGCCGAGGTCAGTAATGACTTGCCAACTGCGTTGCCGTTGCCGTCGTTTAGCAGATTCTTTCCGTATAGCGCGGTTACCCCAGGCACAATGTCCAAAACCGCAGGCTTCTTATAGGGCCCTACGCCGACCAGTCCAATTTTTTTAATAACAATCATGGTTATCCTGGAATCACAGTGAGCCTACGTGACTAACGATCTTTTTAATGTCGGATCGCTGGGCGAGCTGGGCGATTGCTCGGTCCAGCTTGCCTGTGTTATCGATGATCTCCGCGTATCTGTTCCACAGAAGGTAGTAAATCTCACTTTCGTGTAAGGTTACCTTGAGCTCCTTGAGAGCCTGCTTGGCAAACAGACGAACTATGGTCTGTGTAGATTCTCGGGACAAGTCCGCGTTCATGAGACTCACGCTGGTGCTTTCCTCAAGCAGCTCGTTGGTTCTCTGATAGAAAGCCTCAAGCCACTTGGGAATTTTGCGGTATACACCGAGAATCACCGCGTTGTGCCTTTGTAGTAGGCTGAATTCGTTAAAGAATCGGGCATCCGTGATTACCAGATTCTTACCAGAGTTTTCGACCAGCCATCGCTCCAGTGCCAAAGTCCAGATGTCAGTGTGAAAGTGCTCACGAAAAACCTCTGTACCAATGTTTTGCAGGGCCCAGCGGGGTGTAACGTCCTCACCGATGTCCAGCTTATCTGTCCACCAACGATCTGGAGTCTCCCGCCATGTACGGCCCTCAGGTGTTGCACCCTCAAGCAGGTCCCGTGGCCACCCAAACAGCACGGCCACAACGTCCTTGAGCCTGGCCCCAAAACTACCCTGCACAAAGCCACCTTGCTCTACAAGGTAACGGGCCAACGAGTCTTTGCCGGCGCCCAACGCGCCAGATATAGATACGATCATTACAAGCTCCTGATCAATTTGTATAGAAGTTTAGTGAATTTTGTGTGCAACCTGGCCAAGAGAAGCCGCGGGGGCCTCCCACTTGCGCACCTTAGCCTTCTTGGCATCAAGCTGCTTACGACTTGGCGTATACCCAAGCGCACACTCCTCATTGAGCATCTCCAGAACAGCCTGAACATCGGTTGTCTCAAGATGCATACGCTCGGCATTGGTTAGGGTATTGCCATCGGCTGTGTATACCTCGGATAGTCCAAACTGCTGAGCCTTAAGAGCGATTTGTGCCAGCTCCACTAACTCCTCAGCAAACTTACCCAGCAGATACTGTTCATGGCTCATGGCCGGCTTTCGCATTATTGTCATTTCGAGTTCTCCTTGATAAATCTGAATATCCGAGCGCTCAACAACTCAGTGGCCCCAACTGCAAAGCCTGAGGCTTGCAGCTTTACGTTGACCACGCACTCGTTAAAGGCCGCGTAATTGCCCAGGGTAAGGCTCACACCCGACTTGGCGATTTGGTCGATGATTGCCTTATTGGCTGGGGTAAACCACACCTTTGGGTGTCGACCTTTGACTACCTCCTTGTTAAGAAGGAACTGAGCCGCCCACATGACTTTGTTTAGGAACTGGAATGGATCAGTAACGTCCAGCAGGGCTCGTTGCACCTGGGTAAACTTGCCAGTCATAGCCCCGGCCACGACATCAATAACCAAGCGGTCGTCGTTGCCCTCAGTTGACTGAATCACCTTGCTTACTTGCTCCAGCGTGAACCGTGCTGGCTTTGTTTTAAGGCCATCATAGTATTGGCTAATGCCCTGCAACATGTTGGCCAGCGACCGCATCTCGGAGTTTGACGACTTGATGACCTCAGATAGTAGCTGGGAAGACTTCATGTAGTCCATGCCCTCACCCACAACAATTCGCTTGGCCTGGGTCATTAGGTCTTCTTCAGTGTGAGGCTCAAGCGCGAACTGCGTAGAGCAGCGGTTTGCCATAGCCTTGCCATTACCCGAGGTAAACTTGCCAGGCTCCATTGATCCAAGAATCCACACCGTGTCTGTGGATCCTGCCTCTTCCAAAGGCTTCAACAGAGCGGTGGCCGCTGTGTTATTGCTGAGAATGGACTGAGCCTCGTCCAGCATGAAAATTCGTTTTTTACCCTGCGGTTTAAACCTTGCGACTTTTATCAGGTCCCGAATGTCCTCAATAGATCGTTCAGTTCCTAGGTTGACTTCCTTGTAGTCAGACGACTGTTGACTAACAGGCTTGCCGTTGATTTCCGCGGCTATGCATCTGGCCAGGGTTGTCTTGCCCACTGAGGATGGGCCAGTTATCAGGATGGCGTTAGGTATCTTTTTGCCCGAGGCAAATATGCCTCTGAGTCTTGTTACCGCAGTCTTGTGCCCTATCAGGGCATCCAGTGTTTGCGGCCGATACTTTGTGTGGAAGTACGATTCGTCTTCTTGTGTCATGGTTAAATGTAGGGTTTGATTTGTTCTTGAAGTGCCCGAGCCTCATTGACTAGCTGTTGGGCAAACACTATGGTTGTGGCAAGCTCGGCGTGTAGCAGGGCGCATTGTTGATGTGTGAACTCCTGTGCGGCCAAGGTGTCCTTAAAGACCTCAATGCGGGTCAGGGACTGCTGATTTGTAGAGTTGAGTTGCATACCGTTCCAAAATTACTATTTAAACTTCACGCGTCTTCATCGGTCGTAGTCCGACGTTTTTGATCTCCGTATTTTCGTTGCTCGTTGTCTATGTACTTGCGCACCGACTGAGTTACCGCGCGGTACATGTCATCCCGAGTTTGTTCAGCGTCTACAACACGACACTCGCGGGTTTCAGTTACGGTAACCACAACTGGTTCGTATTGCTTCACTTGTACGGTTTTTGATACCTGTACTGTTATTGAGGCCATGTCAGCTCCTTATAAAATTTTGATAGAGTCAATCCAAATCTCCAGGACGTTCGAGGACTCGGCACCTGCAACCAACAGCGTAGGTCGCTCCCTGGAGATTTGTTTGTACAGCTGCCAGCCTCGGTCATTGTGCACCAAGCTCAGCCGTGTTTCTGTTGCGCTCAGGTGGTGAACCCTGCCTAGATACTTGACCTTGACGCCTCGATTGAGTTTGCGAGTTTCAAGGTCACCGGCCTCGGCCTGCCGAAAGACTCGAACTCCATGGGTCTCCAGTCGACCCAGCCAATAGTTGACCACCGTAATGTGATAGGCCTTTAGTAGCAGGGTGCGGGTATGGGCAATGTACCAGCCAAGTACATACGTCACGCCCCCTAGGGCAAAGCTCATGCCCATGGCAGCGCTGCCAACAATTACACACTGAGCGACAATGTTTACTAAGTCCATTTTCTACCTCTTTCTGATTCAATTTCGCCACGGCCTTGGCAAGTTTCGCAACGTTGCCAGCCTTTGCACTCGGGGCACTCTATGTCGTCACCATGGTCGTCTGGATTCACTACAAATCCGGCGTAGCCACACGCCCGACAGCCAACCTGTTGCCCAGTGCCCTCACAAACTGGGCATGTTTTCATGTTCGCTCCAGTAGTTGAATCGGGTCAGTCCACACAGGTGTTATGTCAAGGTCAGACCACGTAGGGACTACAGAGGCCTCGACAACACCATCGAAAGATCGCAGAAAGACTCTAATGTTCGGGTGAGCGGTCACGACCCAGCCAGTGCCTGTAGGTAGATTTGGCCACACACTTAGCCGACCTCTGTACAGTATCACTGTGCCTGGTTTAATTCGTCCTGTAATCATATACCAGTACCTATAGGTAATTTGCGCTGACTCACAACGAGTTTGGCAATGTTGTTAAGCTCAGATGTGGGCCTGCGGCAGTATCGGCAGTATTCGTTGACGCAGCGATAGTTCTTTATCAGGTTTTTCAGGTCGTCAAAAGTTTCAGCCTGCATAGCCAGTCTGTGTTTAGCAAGTTCTTGCTTGAGCATAGCCCCTGCTGCATCGAAGTCTCGGTCAGTAAATCGTTCCTCCCATATTGTTGGCGCTCTAGGATTGTCCCTAGGTATGAATATCAGCATAACCCCAGCAACACGGAGGCCATACTGTCTAAGAAGTAGCAGCGCATAGGCGCGTACCTGATACATGTATCCTGCAGGCGGACGTCTGGACTTCTCCATAGCACCCTCAACACTACATGTTTTGAAGTCAACTATCCAGTATTGACCTTGACTGTCCTTGAATATGCCGTCGATGTGACCACCGACGCCTTTATACAATAGCGACACCTCATCGTACTTGGTTGGAAACTCGCAACACTCTATGGTGTGACTTAGCGGATATTTTTTGCCGCATTCTGCACAGTGATAGTCTGCCAAAAAGTTACCGGATTGCGACAGGTATCGTTGCATAACGTTGTGCACCGCGTGTCCAACGCCGACGTAGTAGGCCATGCCAAGATCCATGACCTGAAAGAGCCCTCGCTGTCCGTAGTTCAACACGGTTGACACTGGGCAGTAGGGCAGCTGAGAACACCTAAGTTGATGGAGTCGCTTGGCGTCCCCCTTTTCGGCAAGTAGCGTATCACTGAAGGCCTGCGTATAGGTGCGAAGAAAGTCGCTTTTACCTGATTTATTTGGCGTTATTTTCATTGATTAGTCCTGACAAGTATATTTACAGTTAACAATTTTATTGCGTTAGTTTTCAAATATAAGGATCTCATTATGATCGAAAATCTTATTGGCTTGCTATTTGCCTCCAGGGATTACGCACACCGAGCGCACCTGAAGTCAGTTAGTCACGCGGAGCACGTAGCACTCGGCAAGTTCTACGAAGAAGTAATTGACCTTGCGGACAGGTTAACGGAAGCGTATCAAGGGCGCATGATCGCCCTTAGCAAGTCGGCAACTCGCCTGAACATTCCCTACATAGACGAGGCGTCAGTAGCCGAGTCCCCAACCCAGACCCTAATTCGGCATCTTACCTTGATTCAGGAGGTACGGTACCAGGCAGTCAGCCCTAAGGAAACGGCACTGCAAAATATCATTGACGAGGTAGTGGCTCTTTACTACTCCTCCCTTTATCAACTCTCATTAGCCTAAAGGAACCTATATGGCTTACCAAATAACGAACATATCAGGTTACGAAGTTGTTATCGACAGCCTTAAGCTGAACCCAGGCGAGTCAGCCCCCGTTGTCACCCTGACACAGGCAGTGGCTAAAGCTATGGGTCAAAACCTAATCTCGGTAGCACACTCAGGATCACTAGACACCCAGCCAACGACTGCGCTGTATGTGGACACGCAGGCACTTCCAAACGGTAACGGCAGCCTTAGCGCACCATTCAATACCATCATGGCCGCGGTAAATGCGCTGACTGCAGGTACAGTAATCTATCTGGCTCCAGGCGACTACGCAGAAAATCTGGTTTGGCGCGATCTTGAAGGAACTGCCCTGATTGGTGCAAGTGAGATAAATACCACAATAACGAACCTACTTCCTGGACATACCTTTTCTTGGGTTCCGGGTGTGGTAACAGGTGCGGGCGTAACCAGATTTGCCATGGATCAGGTTACCCTGATTAACACAGACACAACGGGAACCTATCAGTCACTGCACGTAGACGCCAGCGCGGTTGTCTTTCCGAATACATTTTGCGCAGATGAATTTGACATTAACACAGTAGACTGCGATGGTTCGCAGCCCGACGGATCCTCGACAGTCTTGCTGCGCAACATCGGCAACACCTACTGGACTCATGGCGGCATTGACGGCGGCGACATTACTGTGGCCAACCCATCACAGTTTATCTGTCGTCAACTTGAGGTGGGCACGCTGACCACCCCAAGAAAGTTTCATGCGGAGTACAACGGGGCTAACCCTGCTAATGGTGGAGGCCGCTCCAACATAACCATCGCACAACAGTCTGTGGTGTATGGGGACCTTGATCTAGTAGGACACCCAATATTTCAGATGGACCAGTCCTCAATGATTGTGGGTAATGTTGGTGGGACGCTAACCAGCTACTACGCATCGGGCAAGGACTACTGCCCAGTTCTGTCACTATACGGACAGCTCGGGCTTCCAGGGGGCGCTGGTGGAAGTCTTTCGTTGACATTTCCTAATCCGCAAACAGCTGGCGCGGCCTTCAGCTATGTTGACCTTAGTAAAGCCCACATTCTTGGCAGCGTGTCCTTGACAAAAACTGATTTTCTTCCTGCCACAACCCGAGGCTACGCGGTGGTCTCCGGTCAGGCCGACTTTCATGATGGGACCATCAGCGTTTCTGGTTATGTGAATCTTGACCTCACTGGTGCAATCTACTCGCTGGCTGGGTTAACGGCTTCAGCCAGCTCAGTAGTTACCAGAATAGGCCATGACTTTTCCACAGTAACAGCGAGTCGAAATGCTCAGACAGTTGATAACGGAAGCATTCTGAAGTGTAATCACGCTACTGTTGCCGTGGTGCTTACCATAAACTCTGACGCCACAACAGGCTGGTCAAAGTCAGAGCTACTCACGTTGGTACAGTACGGGGCAGCCGCTGCTTCTTTTGCCGCAGGCGCGGGTGTAACTCTACGTGGTACTGCGCCTACACCGGCTCAATACGCTGTGACCAAGCTTCGGCGTATTGGGGTCAACGAGTGGGTCTACTGCTAACCCGTAAACTTGCACACAAACAAATCAGATTTTTCTCAACAACAAGGACCAAACTCGCCATGAAACTTCTCACTAATAAGTTACCCGTGTATCGTCGCCACTAAACGGGGTATATATGATGCCATTGGATCAACGGGTTACCCGCCTGGAAACAGGCGTTGACAATCTGGGCGCTGCCTTTCAGACACACTCAGAGCGAATAGACGAAAAACTGGACAGCATCACCACGCTGCTGTCCAGCTTAGTACGTGTGGAGGAGCGACAGGGGCTCATTACCGACCGCCTCGCTGAAGGCACCACTACCATGCGAGACCATGAGGCTCGTCTGCGAGTTATTGAGGTTCAGATGCCAGGCCTACTGGAAAAAGCCCGGTGGATCACCCTGGGTATTCTCGGTGTACTGGGGCTTATAGGAACGGCTGTTGTTACAGGAGTTTTAAAGGTATGAACGAATATCTAAAACTGTATGTAGAGCTTTGGCTCGAATTCTGGCACGCTTGTGGTCTTATACCCGATCTGGAGTCAAAAAATGAGTCGTGATGCCCCTACCTGGACACAACTCTTGGTGAAGCTTGGCTGTGCTACGCATGTTGCCGCAACGTGGGCTCCGATATTCGCCGAGGTTGTTAAGGACGATACCTTTAGCATGGGCGATGAGGAACTGGACGAATTTCTTGGC